TCATGCCTTCAGCGCCTTCAAGCACATGGCGCGTTCAGACATGCGCCGATTGGTGAGGCCCCGGATCACCCGGCCACCTGCGCGGTTCCAGCGGGGCAGCTCATTGCAGGCCCCGGTGAGATCGCCCGCATTGGCTTTGCGCAGCAATGTGGAGCGGCAGGCGGCAGCGGGGCCGACATTATAGGTCCAGGACACCAGAGCCACCTTCATGCCAGTGGGCACATCAGCGGTGAGGCATCGATCCAGCGCCGCCTCATAGGCGATGATCTCGCGGGCCAGCATCGCGTCACATTCAGTTTTGCTGTAACTGTCACCGGGGCGTACGCCCTTGGTCTCGCCATAACAGACGGTCCAGACGCCGATGACATCGCGGTAGGCTTCTGTCCTGAGGCCTTCCCACTGGCCGATGAAACTGATCGCAGAGGCAAGGGCCACACTGCCGCCAGCCAGCACGCCAATGGTGCGTTTGCGCACGGCCCCGCTTTCATCGCGCCGGAAGGCCGGCCACAGGCCGGAGGTTGGCTGCACCAGGATCCGCGCTGGGATGGCGATGAGATTCACCAGGGCGGCGATACCAGCAAAGACCAGGGGATCGAGGCCCAGAAGATCCGGGCTGACCAGCGAGACAAAGACCGGCAGCACCGAGATGACAGCGGCGAGGATCAACAGCCGCACCGACCAGGCGCTGGTGAGGGTGGTTTTCCAATTGGGGGTGAGTTTCATGGGGATCTCCATGGCAAAAGAGCCCGCAGGCGGGCTTTGGGTGGTTGCAGAATGTGGAGGGATCAGCGGATCGGCAGGCGTTCCATGCGCTCAAGCCGGTTGTCGATCTTGTTCAGGGTGGAGAGGATCAGCGACAGGCGCTCATCTTGACGTGCAAGCGCGGTCTCATTGGCGCGTACCCGTGAGGTCAGCGCTGCTTGGCGCGCCTCAGAGGCGGTGAGATCCACCCGCAGCCCGTTGATGGTCTGCGAGAGGGCAGCGGTCTCCCCGCGCAGGGTGGCCACCTGAATGCCCACCCAAAGCCCTGCGCCCACAAGACCACAGGCCACGGTCCAGGCGAGGGATTTGTTTAAGGTGATCCCACGGTCGCTGTTTTCAATCATGGTCATGGAATGGCCTCAGAGTGCTGCGAGGATAAAGGCAAAAAGCTCATCGTAACGCACACCTTGCCGGTTGTGATATTCAGCCCCCTCTGGGGCATCCTCGGCGCTGGCGAAGGTCTGCAGCTCAGTGCGGGCCTCCATGAGGATCTCCAGTTCACCGGTCTCAACTTGCGTTTTGACCCGCTCAACCACCTCTTTCTCGACCTGCTGCACCTCACCGGTTGGCGCGCCGTGCTCATCCAGCACCGGCTCCTCAACCATCACGATGTGGGTGATCTCTTCCTCCACCTCTTCCATGATGGGCGTGGTCTCGGCTGGGATCTCCACCTCGGCAGACCACCATTCATCCCAGCACAACACGCCATATCGCCAGGGATCCAGCCCCTCGGCCTCAAAAGCGGCTGCGAGCTCTTGGGCAATTACGCCAAAGTGCCAGCGAGCCGCGTCGCCTTTCTCGGCCACTGCATCACGAATGCGGTACTTTTTCAGGAGGCTTTTGGCGACCATGGCCACCCGGTGCTCAGCTGCGTCCAAGTCCTGAATGTCGGTCTTGGTGCGCGCGTCGGAGGTGTTGATTGTGCCGGATGCGGCATAGACTTGTGACCAGCGGAAAGAGCCGGAACCACACGACTGCGCGTTATCACTGCTTGGACGCAAGTTGCCGATGGGGTCAATAACAGCGCCTCTGTCCACACCTCTTGTGTCGGTTTTCAACACTAGGTTTGCTGGTTCTTCAGATTGTATATTGAAGTTGCCAGACCCTCTTGCGGAAAAGGTAGTGGAACCATTCTCCCCACTGTTTCGAATAATCCGCGCGCCGTAGTTGTGATATACAGTGTCACCTATCAGATCGAGGTATGACGGCCCGTCTGCCGTTCGCCCTGGGCCAATCTCCATTAACGCGTTCGCACCGGCAGCGCCCACCCCTGCACGGACAGGCCCCCAGCAGTCTAGTTCACCCTTAATGGGGGCAGTGAACTCAACATTATTCCTAGAAACGGTCATCTGCCGCACGCCCTGCGTCTCAATCAGCAGGGCGGAATTGGGCATGTTTTCCGCAGGATCGGTCTTGATGTACAAATGCCCGGCGGTGCTGTTGCCGCTCAGGGTATGTTTGACCCCCGTGTCAGCGTCGGTGATGGCTAAGAATGGGCCGCTGTTTCTGATCTCGACATTCTGGGCTGTTCTGCCGCTTTCATCCAGCACGACCAGCTCTGACCACGGCGTCGGAGCCGCTCCGGCCCCGGTTTTGCGCCGTGTCACAATGCGATTGTCACCCGCGCCCCGGTTGATTGCAATTTGCGTCCAGATCTCTGCATTGCGGGGCATGTGCAGCACCAGTGAGTTGCCGAACTGAGGCGGCGTATTCGCCTGTGCGCCATCGCCATAGTACAGCCCACCGGCAGCCCCGATCTGATCGAGGTCATTGTTTGGTGGCGTCTGCGCATTGCCACCCAGCCCAAAGGCGCCGACTTTCATCAAGCGGCCGGCGGTGGCGTCATCCGGGCTTGCCTGCACCGCCGCGCCGCTGATGCTGTCTGCGGCAAGCGATGTGAACTTGGCGGCTGCCGGATGGGTCAGGCCGATAGTGACGCCATTGATCGCGCCCTCGATGGCGGTGACGTTGTTTTCCAAAAACTGGATAAACGCCAGTAGCTCCTGGCGGTGGGTGGTCGCGAAGTGCTGGAACAGCGCATACATCTTGGCGTCAAAATCCGCCTCCGGCGTGCTGCGCTGGGGGATCTCGGGAAAGGCCGAGAAGCTTGGAATGCTCATAGGGGCATTCTCCTATTTGAGAGTTTTAAGGATGAGAGGAAAGACGGACTCGCCCGCCACATCGATGGGCTGGCTGTGATCATCCACAAACCCAAGCCCCTCGATGCCGTAGCCCGGCCCGTCGCCAGAGAGATAGAACGCGGTCGCCAACCCATCGACCTCGGCCACGATATCCATGACCCGCTGCGCCTGATGGGTGGGCACCAGGAGCGACAGATCCACCTTGCGGGTGGAGCCGCGCTTCACCAGGATCTCATTGCCAAAGTCGTCATAGCCTTTGCGGCTGTGACTGACGAAGCGCACACTGGGCAGGTTCAACACCCGCCCCAAAAGGTTGTTGCGCCCCAGCACAATATGACCCACCTCGGCCATGGCCCCATTGGCATCGATGGTGATGTCGATGCGGTGCCCGAGATACCCCGGAAAGCCGTTGACCACCTTTTGGCGGGCATAGACCACACCGCCAAAGAACCAGGTATAAGCGCTGACCACATGGCCGGTGTCGGCCATCTCAAAGCGCTGATCATAGATCCGCAGCGCCCCATCCCAGACCTCGATGCGCAGGCTGCCCGCCGTGAGGCCAAAAAGCGCGATCGCATCGCAATCCTGCGTGGGCACAATGGAATAGGTGATCTCATTGGCCTGCCGCGCCGGGTTGGAGCGGTTCTGATCAAAGGCGCGCCAGCGGTTGGTGACACTGAGCTCAAGCCAGGCACTGCCATCGTCAATGCGCGGATCCCGCCCGCTGTTGTCATCGATGAGGCTCTCATAAATTCGATGGGTCTGCGTGGAGATCACCCTTGATCCCGCCGCATAGACGGTCTCAACCTGCCACTCCGGGTGATCGTCCTCTGGGACATTGGACGACACCAGCTCCGCCTCAGTGACTTGCATGGGAGAAAGGATATTGAAGTCCATCAGCTCCGCTCCCCCGGCAGCCCCACCTCATCCCATCCATCCAGATGGGTGGCGATGCGATCCACCAACATGCGCACCACCTGACCCTGCGCCACCACATGGCGGGTCAGCTCCTCCACCCCCTTGGCAAGCGGGCGATTGTCCAGCATGGCCACAGACTCGGCGTGGCTGTGAATGCGCGAGGGGCCGGTGGTCTCGATCTCCCAGCCGCGCTCGCCGACAATGCGCGCACCACCCCGATGCGCGCCGCCGCGGGCAAAGGCCGGAATGCCGCCCAGCTCGCGCACCTGGGCGCGCAGCTGTTCCAGCGCCTTGCTGCTTTTGGCATGGCGCTTGTTATAGGCGGCGATCTGATCCTCCAGCCCGCCATCGGCCCAGAAGGCTTTTTTCCAGCCGGCCAGATCCGCGCCTGACCCATAAGAGACCCAATCCGCATCATATTGAATGCGACCGGTCTCGGGGTCCACATGCAGCTCTGCATCGCGGTTGCCACTGCGGCGCAGGGAGACGCCGGTGCGCTGCTCAAGTGCGGCGATCTGAGCAATAAGGCCCGAGGCCTCGCTGCGATCTTCGAGCCCCAGCGCCAAGCCACGCCCCTGCGCCTGCAGTTTGGCGAGCTGCTGCTCGGCCTCTCGTGCTGCGCGATCTGCATCCACCGCATCGCGCAGCTCCGCCAGCATGCCCCGCAGCCGCTCCATCGGCTCCACCAGCTCGCCGGTGCTGTCGACAAGATCGGCAAAGACATCATCTGCCTCCAGCACCACGCCGCCACCAAAGGTGAGCCGCCCGCTGCCTTCGCCACTGCCGATGAGATTGGCAATCTCAGTGAGCTGCGCCACCGTATCCGCCCCTTCACCGGTCAGCGCCACATTGATGCGGCGCGACAGATTGGCGGATTTGGTCAGCACCAGGGCGCGGGTGTCCGGATCAAGATCCTGCGCCAGATCCAGACGCAGGCTGCGGCGCAGATCCGCCGCCGTGGTCAGCGCCAGCGTGCGGGTGGCCTCATCCAGATCCGATCCCAGCACCAGATCCAGCGTTGCCACATGCTGCGAGAGCGCATGGGTGGCAATCCAGCGATCCGCTGCGGTCAGATCATCCCGACGAATGATGAAGTCCAATGTGGTGCGTATGCCGGTGTCGGCCTGTTCGACCAGCTCGCGCAGCCAGTCCGGGGCGCTGTCATCCAGTGTCACCGCCACATCAAGCGCGCCCACCAGATCCTCATAGCTGAAGGCTTCGGCGCTCTCGATGGCATCCTGCAACGCGGCAAGCGAGCTCTCAAAGGCGGCCACCGTGCCATCCCAATCCTGCGCCAGCTCTTGCACGCCTTCGCTCAGCTCAGCCACCTGATCGCCGGTGAGGCTTTCCAACTGCAAGAAGGTGCCCAGCGATGTGAGAAGCTCGATCTGCTGCTCATAAAGCCCCGCCAGCACCTCATCATTGCCTGCTTCCAGCTCGGCAATCCCCGCCGCAAAAGCGAGGCGACCCTGCACCTCGGCGGCAATGCGGCGATAATCAAGCTCCGTGCTGGCCGTCTCGCGTGCCCGGCGCAGGAAGGCGCGGGCCAACTCCGGCAGGTCTGCCGCCGCCGCCATATCCCCCGCCTGCACCTTGGCAAAGGCCGCATCCATCCGCGCGCGCAGGATCGCCTCGGTCTGCCCACCGCTGGCCGCCGTGAGCTCTGTGTTGACCAGATCCGCCACAAAGCCGCGCAGGCTCTCTGCGGTGCGCCGCCAAGCCTGAGCCGCATCGCGCGCCTCGGTCACCATCTGCTGTGCGGCCTCGATCTGCACCCCAATCTCGCCGCCGATCTCTTGCGCCAGCCCCGCCAGTTCTGCGGTGAAGGCCCCGACCTTGGGCAGCACATCGCCAAGCGCGCCCGACAGGCGCAGCAGATCCGCATAAAGCGCCTGGCCGCCCTCCGTGGTCAGATCGAGACTTTCCACCAGGGCGCGAAAGCCATCGCGCGAGCTGGGCATGGCAATGCCGAGCGCTTCGAACTCTTCCTGCAGGCGGCGCATCAAGACCTCGCTGCGCTCCGCCTCCGTGTAAAAGCCGCTAAAATAGCTGGAGATCGCCACCGAGAAGGCATCAGAGCCACCAAAGGCCTCAAGAAGATCAGAGGCCAGATCGGCCCCCTCAAGCGAGACATCAAACTCGGCCCGGCCCAACAGATCCATGGCGTCATTGACGCGGGTCAGACTTCCCGAGAGACGCGAGAGGGTTTGTGTGGCGCTCTCACCGATCTTGGCAAATTCCTCCGTGCCCAACAGCAGCTCTGCCATCTGATCGCTGGCGTTCTCCATATGGGCGGCCAACTCGCGCTGGATGTCCTCCTGGCTTTTGCCATTGGTGATGATCTCAAAGCTGGCGCCACGGAAGTCTTTCAGCGCCTCAATGGAAAGACCGAGAGAGCCGCCCATGTCCTTGAGGTGGTCGCGCAAGGAGCCAAACTGCAGATCAAGGGCGCGGTCCAGCTCCGGATCCAGACCGCGATACTTGGTCTTGTTGCTGCGGAACCAGCCGCCTTTGTAAAAGTCAAAGGCGCTGCCCTCAAAGCCCGTGGCCCCAAAAGAGCCGCGGATGCCGGAGTGTTTATATTTGCGGCCAAAGGCCTTTTTGAGAAGCGCCACACCGCCCAGCACAATGCCCACCGCAGGCAGGGCGGCCCCAAGCGCACCAAAGCCCCCGACGGACCCCGAAAGCAACCCACCGAGATTGGCAAAGCTCGAGCCAAGCCCGCCACCGGAGAACACCCCGCCCAGACCTGAGGCAATGCCACCCAAGGCACCCCCGCCGCCAAACAATCCACCCAGACCTTTGCCCAGAAGCCCCGACAGAAGACCGCCGCCACCGCCAGCGCCACCCCCAAAGAGGCCACCACCCAGCAGGCCGCCCGCCGCCTGCGCGGCCGATCCGGCCCCTGTGAGCGACAGCCCCAGCGCAATGCGGATCTGGTTCTTGGCAAAGCTTGCGGCCAGATCCGCCAGCCCGCGTTTGGCGGCCTGTTTGATCCCATCCCACATGGAGCGGAAGTCGCGCAGACCATCGGCGATCCAATCGCCAAAGGAGCGCGCCACGCCATCCACTGCCGTTGAGAGCGGCCCCTCCAGCTCAGAACTCAGATCCCCCGCGGCCTCAGTGGTGGTCTGCAGGCTGCCCGCCACACCGCCGCCGGATCCATCATCCAGCGCCTCATCCAAAGTGTTCAGCGTATTGGCCAGCGCATCTGCGCTGTCATCTCCCGCCTCAATGGCGTCATTGGCGCTGGTCATCTGGCCAGAGAGGTTGCGCATGGCCGCCCCGGCTTTCTCAAACCCCGCCGTGAGCTGGCCTGCAGCCTCTTTGCGCAACCGGATCACGCGCCCCTCAAAAGAGCTGGCCGCAAGATCCAGCTCCATCACCTTGTCGATGGCCTGATCCGAGGCATTGCGCAAACTCTGCTGCACCTCGGACAATCCGGGGAGACCCCGCATGCCTTGCGAGAGCGTCCATAAGAAGTTGCCCCAATTTAGCGACAGATCCTGCAGCATGCGGGTAAAGCCCGCCTGCACCTGCGACCAGATTGCGGCCAGCGAGGGTTTAATCGCCGCCGCGCTGGTTTTGATCCCCTCCCAGACGCCCACCGCCAGAGTGCCAAGCGCTCTGAGCGCCGCCCCCCAGCCGCCGGTGGCCACCACCAACTGGTGGAACTTCATCGCCAGATAGCCAGCCCCCACCACCAGCGCGCCAATGCCGGTGGCAATCACCGCACCGCGCAACAGCAGTAACCCGCGCTGCAGGCCTTTTATTGCAAGGCTCGCCACTGCCGCCTTGGTCGAGGTGGCCCCAAGGGCGATTTCCAGCGCAATGGCCGATTTGGCCGCCGCCGCAAAGCGCAGCGGGGCCAGGGCCACCGTGGAGACCACAGCCCCCATCGCCACCGCCAGCGGGGCGGAGATCTTCAACATCAACCCCAGCGCCAGCGCCGCCGGGCCCACCGCTCCGGCAATCAAACCGGTGGTGGCAATGATGCGTTTGGTGCCATCGGACAGCCCATTGAACCAGCTCGCCAGATCTGCGGCGCGGTCACTCAGCGATTGCAGCGCCGGGGCCAGCGCCACCGTCACCTGATTGGCCAGACCCCGCCCGGCAAGGCTCATGCGCGACAGCGCGTCATTGGTGAGCTCGATCTGATCCGCATCCACCTCGGAGATTGCCACACCAAAGCGGCTCACATCCTGCGCTGCGGTGCGCAGGGCGGCCCCATCGACGCGGGTGAAGATCAACCCCGCCCGGCTGCCAAAGAGATCCGAGGCCACTGCCGCGCGCTCGGCCTCTGGCACATACTCCGCCAATGCCGATTGGATCTTTGACAGGCGCTGATCGAGTGGCAGTGCCTGCAGCTCCGCAGCACTTAGTTTAAGCCGCCCCAGCGCCTTGGCCGCAGCCCCGCTGCCGCCCGCCGCCTGGCTCAGACGTTTGGTGAGCTGCAATGTGGCCTGTTGCATCTCGCCCATGGAGACCCCGGAGAGATCTGCGGCGCGCTCCAGAACCTGCATCGAGGCCACCGTGGTGCCCAGCGATTGCGCCATCTTGGCTTGCGCATCCACGATCTGCAGGCTGGAGCGGATGGCCACCGCGGCCGCCCCGGCCATGGGCAGGGTGAGGCCAAGCGCCATGCGACGCCCGGCGCGCTCCATATGCCCCGCCAGGCGCACCATGCGCCGCTCCACCGTGCCCATGGTGGCCTTGGCCCGCTTTGCGCCCGTCTCAAAGGCTGCGGAATCCATCGAGAGCACGCCGCGCAGCGCGCCAATTACTGCGGACATCTAAGGCCCTTTCTTGCTTTGGAAGTGCATATTCATCAGGCCTGCGCGCAGAGCGGCCAGCTCATGCGCAGGATCGCGGCTGCCTTGGCCCTTTGGGGCCGAGGCTTTGGTAAAATCCGGCATCTTTTTGGGATTGTGGAAAGCGTGGCTCACCAGCACGCCCAGCTCTTGATTGAGCACCCGGCGCGCTTCCACCTGCGCATCCTTGGCCCGGATCCGCGCCCGGGTGATGAGATCGTATTCCTTGAAGGTCACGCCCTCAAAGCTGGCGTGGTGCAAGCCCAGCTCACACCACGACGCATAAAGCGCGCTCCAGTCTACGCCCCCGCCGGGGGGCGGGCCTTTCCCGCTGTCGCCTCCCCATCACCGGTGCCGGGTGCATCACCCTTTGGGGGTGGGAAGGCTTTGGCGATGGCGTCGCCCACAAAGGGCACCACCTGCCGCGCACCACCCGCCGCATCGACCAGCGCAATTGCCTCTTCGCGGCTGACGCCTGCGCCATCCTCCAGCCCCGCCGCCAGTGCCGAGATCAACAGGCGCACACCGCCTTTGCCCTGAATCAGATCATCCAGGAGCACATCAAAGGCTGTGCCATTATTGTCTTCTTCAAAGCGCATCAGCGCGCCGGTGGTGAAGCGCAGTTTGTGGGTGCTTTTGCCCTGCTTCAGTGTTGCTGCCGCAATCATCCCTTAGCTCCCTTTGGTCCAGCTGATGAGCCCGGTGGGGCGCAGTTTGAGATCGGTCATCAGGTCGCCCTCATGGTCGACCGACGGCACCGACGGGTTCACGAAGGCTTTGTAGGCAAAGACATCCCCCGTGGTGGCCTGACCCTCCATCTGCGGCAGCTTCACCCGGAAGAACACGGGCTTGCCTGCCGCCTTATAGGCCGCCGCCTGCTCATAGAGTTCGGAGGAATAAAAGCAGCTCAGCGTGAGCTCGCTGGTGTCGGTGAGGCCCACGCCCCATTCACGCGACCGACCGGGGCTATCCAGCGAGGTGCGGTCCCGGTATTCCGGGTTTTCCTCGGGGATGCCCACGGTTTTACAGCCCTTGATGACGACAAATGTCGCCTCTTCTCCATCCGGGGACCATTCAATATCCGCCAGATCGCCTGCGATGACATTCTCTGCCATGGCTCGTCCTTTCATAAAGTAGTGGAAAGCGCCGGTTGCCCGGCCACATCAGGCGCGGTAGCGCACCTGCACATCCAGCATTTGCAGCCGGATCACATCACCGCCGGTCTCCACATGGGAATCCCGCCGGGTCAGCTCTTTGATGCGGATCACCGATCCGCCGCGATAGGTGGTGAGCGTGGTTGAGACCTCGCGGCCAAGGCTCAGCAACGCGCCATAGGTCTTGGCGGCAATGTTCACCTGCACCCGCGCGGTCTCGAGATCCGCGCGCCCCCGGAGCGAGTAGCGCGTTACTGTGGAGATCCGCTGCAGGCTGATGCGGGGAAAGCCCACATCTCTGTCAAACGCGCCCCAGACCACCGGATGTCCCAGAGGTTTGAGGGCCTCTCTCACCTCGCGCTCCATACTCATGCGCGCGCTGCCTTGCGCCGGGCGCGCTCCAGGCTTTTCTCGATCTCCGCCCAAACCTCGCGTTTGAGTGTCGCCAGCATCATGGCTTGGCTGGCGTCCCAAGCCGGGCGCAGGAAAGGCCGCGCGGGCATCGACCCGGTGGCGCGTCGAGTGGAGCTTTGCACGCGGGGGCCGGTGCCAAACTCATAAAGATGCGCATGCGGGGCATCACCGCCATCTGGCTCAACCGGTCCCACATAGAGCACCACCTTGCTGCGCCCTCGATCTCCGCGCGCCTCACGCGCCTGGCGGGCGGTCAGCTTGGCGGTCACCGCAATGGCAAAGGGCGAGGCCGCCTCCGCCATCTGTGCCGCCGGTTTGAGGCTCTTCTTCATGGCGCGCCGCATCACCCCTTTGGCGGTGCCACGCGGCAGTGCTGCCAGCGCGCGCTCAATGTCGCCCGCGCCCTTGATGCGCATTTTGACGGCCATCAAGACACCTCCGGAATCTTCCAGGCGGTGATCTCGATCTCTCCTTTAAAGCCGCGCTGTTTGAGGCCGGTGATCTGCCAATCCGCACCGTCAAACCGCAGCCGATGCGCGCCGGTGATCTGTACCATGGGCCCCGACCACAGCACCCGGAACCGTGCATCGCTGAGCTGTTCCACCGCCGCCGCCCGGAGCCGCTCGCCATCGCTCACCGGCTCATAGGCCGCCCAGCGATAAAACAGCGTGTCCCAGCCGGTGACCTCTTCTTCGCCCGCATCATTCTCTTCGCGCCGTGCCTCAAGAAAGAGAATGCGGCGATTCCGTTCCGTGATGCTCATCACCGCCACCAGCTTTTATAGGGGGCCACCAGATGCGCGATCGACAGGGGCACCTCTGCCGGTTTGCCCTCCATGACCACCGGAGACCGCGCCTGATAAAGATGCGCGGCAAACAAGAGGATGGCATGACAGATGGGTTTTGGCACATCGGCAGCTGTGCCAAAGCCTGCAGTAAAGCGGATCTTGAGCGGCAGCGGGCAGCGCCCCGGGCGGGGCCAGTTGCGCGTCTGGACATAGAACCGCCCGCCGAGCTCAAAGAGCTCAGGTGCGGTCACGACCTCCCAAGTTCCTGCAGGCGTATAGACCTCGATCTGATCCACCGAGGCCACCGGGCCCAGCATCAACTCCACCGATCCACCTGCTCCGGGCACATGGGGAAAGCTCTGCTGCCAGACCTGATGCACCAGCGCGAGGCCCAGCTCGCCATCGTCACCGTCAAACTGTGCCACCGCCACATCCAGACAATGCTGCAGGTGGCCATCCTCTTCGCCCTCTTCCAGCCGCAGATGCGCGCGCAGTTGGGCGAGATCCACCGGCACCTCTGCCGGTGGGGTAAGACGCTCCATCGCCATGGCTCAGGCCGCTTTCATCTGTAGGACCTTGATGGCCTTGGTCTGCGCCGGGGCCCCATCGATGCGATGCACGCCCATGATGGCGAGGTTGGGGAAGAACTTCTCGCGCGCCACGCCAAGGAGCGGATTGCCCACTTTGCGCACGTAATATTCCGAGAAGTCACCGTAAGCGATGGGTTTGGTGCCCGCACCGATCTGTGCCATCGCCTGGTTAAATGACACAGGCCGCCCATTGAGCGTGGCAGGCACGCCCTTGGTGACATCGCCATCGGACCACAGATAGCGGCCATTGCCATCCTTGAGCTTGCGCAGCGCCTTCACCGACTGGTCATGCATCTGGTAGCGCACCTTGGGCCCGCCGCGATAGGCCGGGTCCACCGAGTGCTCCAGATCGAGGATCTCATCAAAGGTGAGCGCATCTGTAGCAGCCGCCACATGGCCCACCGGCGCGCCGGTCACAAAGCCCAGAGGCTCATTGTTGCCGCTGCCGGTGGTCAGCCAGGCATTGCCCTTGCGCCCGATCCGCTCGCCGATCAGCTTGCCCAGAAGTGGTTCAAAGCCAAAGGCGGAATCCTGCGCCAGCTCAAAGGACCATTTGATCCAGGGCGTCGCCAGCGCATAGGCCAGCAATGTGGTCTTGCCGAGTGCAATGTCACCGCTGTCGTCGTCCTTGCCCTCATCGCCCTCCGCGTGGGGTTTGGCCTCTTGGGTGGTGTCATCCACCGTGGGCAGATCAAAGGGCGCGCCATTGGCGAGGTTGATCTCCGTGGCAATCTGCCCATCCATCATCGGGCCATGGGCGGCCGCGGCCACATTGATAAAGCCCGCCAGAGTGGTGGGCACCAAAAAGCCACCCTGCGCGCCGGTGCCTGCGTTTTGCGCCCGGTCTTCGCGATAGCCCCGGCGCAGGGCCGCGCGCGCTTCACGGTCCAGCTCCGACAGATCCGCCCCGGTGGCCAGGTAAAGCCGGAAGGCCTCGCGGTATTCTTCGCTCACATCCGCGTCGGGCTGATGGCGGGTCTCGTCCTGACCCGGACGGCGGCTTTCGCGCTCTGCACGCTCTTCCTGCTCGCGGCGTTCTTCGGCCTCGCGCTGTGCTTTTGCCGCCCGCTCTTCGCGCTCGGCCTCTTTGATGAGACCGTCGTATTGATCCATCATCGCGTCGAACTTGTCATTGGCGGCGCGCGCCTCTTCCAATGGTGTTTTGTCGGTGATCCCATCGCGCAGGCTGGTGGCCTCGGTGAGAAGTTTCTGTGCGTTCTCGCGCAGTTCTTTGATCTTGCTCATGATATCCTCATTGGATGTGGTGATGGATGTGGTGGTCTGCGCTTGCCCAAGGCGCGGCATGGAAAAGGGCAGGACAAAGCGCCGATCAGCGCAGCCCCGACAGACGCCCGCGCATCTGCATCCGGCGGCGCACGCAGAGCGCGCTGCCGCCAAGAGCCGCCGCTTTGGAGCGAAGGCCAATCTCTGTGCCCTGATAGGCAGGGTCGGTCACAATCGAGACATCGAAGAGCCGCACCGAGCCGATGCTGCGCAGCGGATGCGCGCCGCTCTCATCCCAGGTCTCTTTCTCGGCGATAAAGGCAAAGCTCATCTTGGAGAGATCGCCGCGTCGCATCTTGGGCAGGATCCGCTGCACATCCGGATCCTGCCGGTCCAGCTCCGTCTCCACCCGCAAGCCGCGCTGATCCTGCGACAGCATCAGCGTGCCGGAGCTGGTGCGCGCCAGCGGCAGGCCTTCATGGTCAATCAAAAAGGTCACATCATCGCGCCGGTCCAGCGCGGCGCTGAAGGCCCCGGCCTCCACCACCTCTTCCCAGCCCCATTTATCCAGCGGGCCGATGGCGGTGCGCTCGCCAAACACCGCCGCATAGCCCGTGACCGCCAGCGGTTTGTCTGTGTCTTCGCGCAGCTCAATGGGCGCGACGGCGCAATAGCGCACCTCGCGTGTTGGATCGCTCATCCAAGCCTCCGTTAGTTTGTGTTGGTGTCCGCGTTGTCGTCCTGATCGTCAGGATCGGCATCGTCATCTGGCTCTGGTGCAACCGCGCCCTTGGCAAAGGCCTTGCCCGCCAGCTCAATCGGCACGGTTGCGCCCTGTACCAAAAGCACATCGCCCCCGGGCAGCGGCGCGCGGTTTTCCAGCGCGCGCCCTTCATTGGGGGTCATCAAGCCGTTCTGGATCGCTTTGACAATCGCCTCGATGCGGGTCTTGAAGTCGCCCCGCATCATGCCGTCGAGGTTCAGTTTGACATAGCGCTTGGAGCCGCGCCCGAAGATCTTCAGCGTCAGCTCCTGTTCGAACTTCTTCACCCAGCGCCGCAGCGTGTGTTTGACCAGGTGAAGATCCTGATGCTCGATATTGTTGTAATTGCCCTTGCTGAGTTCCTGCAGGAACACCGGTGGCAGCTGATAGATCCGCGCCACTTGCCCCACCGCAAAGACCTGCACCGGGGTGAGCTGCATCTTCTCCGGATCATCGCCGAGCCGCTTCAGCTCATGCCCCGCTGGCAGCGGCAGCACCGGCTTGCCCTCATCCGCTGCCCGCCGCGTCACCCGCATCAGATCCGCCGCTGAGCGCATCATTTCCTTGGCGGCCTGGAATGGGCCCGTCAGCACATAGGGCGGCACGCCGTTTTTGCCAAAGACCGTCAGCGCATAGCGATTGGCATTTAGGCCCTGGCGGATGGCGCTGGCGCAGGTCATCACCGGGTTGTGGCTGCTCACATGATCCGGTTTGAGCAAAAAGGCGATGTCGATCACATCCCGGCCCGGGTAGGTCTTCACCCGCCCGGAAGGCTCGCGGTAGTCATAATAGAGCCGCCCCTGATCCTTGCGCACCGTGGTGCGGTGATACTCCATCGGAAACAGGTTGATCACACGTCCCTGCGCGTTGCGCTCGATGTAGGTATAGGCGCGCCCGGGGCCAAAGACCTCGGCAAAGAAGGTCTCGCGCCAGCTGAACGACGTGGTGCTGTCATTCACCGCCGCGCCCAGCACATCCACCACACCGCCTTTGAGCTTCTTGTCGCCGCCCTCATCATTCGTGGCCTCAAAGACCTCGATGGGTAGACCGGCCATGGCCGCCGACAGGAAGTTGATCGCCGCCCAGACCCCGGGCAGCGACAGCGCCTCGCGCATGCTCACCCCTTCGCCCACCTCACCGGAGAGCACCTGCGCAATCGCCGCCTCACCACTGTCCACCACCTCGGCGCGCTGTTCTGGCAGGCCTGCGCCCTCAGTCGCCGCGCGCCTGCGCCACCCCATCAATCCCACAGCATATCCTCCAGAGAATACTCATCATCGCCCCAGGGCGAGTGTTCCTTGCCCGCCCGCTCGCGGCACAGCGCAATCCCCGCCGACATCGCCAGCGAGACCATGCCGTCGATGCGACCATGGGCCTTTTCCTTGTCAAACATCCGGTGCCCGGTGCGGTTCTCCGCGTAAGTCACCGAGGCCGCCATACTGTCCAGGAGCGGGTTCTGCGCCACGGTCTGGCGACCGTCATAGATGGCGTTTTCCAGCTTGTTGATGGAATCCGGCATCCACAGATAGATCTCCACCTCTTGCCCCGGATTGGTGGGATCCGGCACCTTCTCCAGCACCCGCTTCTGAAAGCCCTGCGGATGCACCTCGGTGGGCAGCACCAGGCCTTTTTCCGCCAGACTGTCTTTGAGCCGCTCCAAGCCGTACTGATCGCAGGCAATCACCTCCGGCTGATAGCGGGAGGTGAGATCTGCCAGCGCGTCGGCCAACCAGGGGTATTTAAGCCGATCCCCCGGCACCGCCTCGATGAACCCCTGCCGCACCCAGAGATCATAGGGCGCCTGATCGCGCGCCGCCCGCTCCATCAGCGTGCCTTCCGGTGTCCAGAACCAGCTCTTGGAGACCAGGTGCTCGGCATCCTTGGTGGCATCGAGCACCCAGGTGAGGGTCAGTGCCGAGAAGTCGCGCACCTGGCTCAGATCCAACCCGCCAAAACAGGGATAGCCCTGCGCGGTCAGCTCTTCGGGATCCACCTCGCCATGACAGGCCATCCAGGCCTCGCGCCGGATCGCCGCCGTCACCGATTGCGTCCACTGGCAAAAATGCAGCCGCGCAATGCCGTTGCGCTTGCCCGGCATCATCTTGGCCTGGTTCACCACCTTAGTGAGATATTCCTCATCGATGGTGACCCCCAAAAGCGGGTTCACTTTTACCCAGCAGCTCGGGTCATTCTCCCAATCATCGCCCTCATCCAAAGAACAGATGAAGGCGAATGTGCTGTCATCCTCGACCGCGCCGGTCACCACATTGACGCCGTGCTGGTGCTCCTCCCAGCAGATCGATTTTTTGTCGGTGCCGGAGTTGGTGGCCATGCACAACAGCGGCTGTTTGCGGAACTTAAAGCCCCGCTCCAGCATATCGATCACATCCCGGTTGGGATGCTCATGCACCTCATCGGTGAGCGCACAATGGGGACGCGGGCCCGATTGCGCCTTTTCCGCCGAGAGCGGTTTGAACTTGCGCTTGTCGCCCCCGCGCCCCCGGTAGGTCATCTGCCAGACGGGGTTCTCGCCCTGCTGCTGCACCGTCCGCTTCAGCACCGGCGATTGATCCACCATCGCCACCGCATCCTGGAACAGGATCCCCGCCTGGTCTTTCTTGGCCGCCGCCGCATAGATCTCGGCCCGCGGCTCGCCATCAGCCACCATCATGTAAAGGCCAATGCCGCCCAGCATCGGCGATTTGCCGTTGCCCTTGCCTTCCTCATCGTAAAACCGCGTGAACCGCCGGAGCCACGCCCCGTGCTGGGCGCTGTATTTTTGCCAGCCAAAGAGCGAGCCGATGCGGAACGCTTGGCTTGGGTGCAGCTCAAAAGGCCGCCCCTCGAACTGCCCGCCATTGAGCCGCAGCACCTGCGGAAAGAAGCGGATCGCCCGCAGCGCTGCCGCCAGATCCCATTTGAGCCCGCGTTTGGGCCCCTCCACAAGATCGCGCAGATGCCGATCTGCTGCCGCCCGCACGTAAGGCCCGGCCACAACCTCACCGGCCTCAACCGCTTGCGCCCAGGCTGTCACCGGATCCTCACTGGCCGAGACCCGCGCGGAAGACGCGCTCACGTCAGATAGCTCTCGGGCCCATTGGGATCGGCAAAGCTAAACCCCATCTGCCCCGCGCCCGACAGACCCCGCTCCGCCGCCGGCGTCATGCCAAAGTCATTGGCCAGCCCGCGGATCTGGCGGAAGGTCTCATTGAGCTGCGCCACTTCGGGCCGCGCCTTGATCTGCACCCCGTTGCGCGTCTCGCTCTCATAGGTCTCGCCGGTTTCCTCGAGCTCGAGCTCCAGACGTTCAAACCGCAGCACCGCTTTGCAGAGCTGTTTGAACATCATCACATTGCTGGGCTTCAACCGATCCACCGTCGGGTGACACAGCGGCAGCGCCAGCCGGTCAAAGGTCCAGCGCAGCTCACCGGTCAGCCCCTCGGGCCGGATCTCCTCCAGGCGCATCCGCGCCCGCTCTTCCAGATTGTGAAGCGGCGCACCCTCTTCCGCGAGGGCCACCACTTTTTCCTCTGCCGGTCTGCGCCCTCGCATATCCCGATCAACTCCTTGTTCATGTGGCTTTTTCTATTCAATTTCCACTTTGCACAGACAAAGGCTCCCCCTCCGGTTGCCAGTGCTTCCGGAATTCCTTCGAACCCTCCCCCCGGGGCATTCGCTCCGCTGCGTCAGCGGTTGGCGGGGTGCTGTGGATCTACCGGCCAGCCATCCGCGCCGCGCTCTTCCGAGAACCCGCGCGCCTCCAGCCGTTGTTTGTTCTGATCATGATCATCCGGGCACAGCGTCTGCAGATTGTCCGGATCCAGAAACAGCGCCGGATCACCCCGGTGTGGGATCACATGATCCACCACCAGGCGGCAGCGCTTTGGGTTACCCTGTCGTGTGCCCGACGCGGTCAGCGAACCATCGTTCAAGATCCCCCGCCGCAGACACGCCCGGCACAGCGGCTCCCGCGCCAGATGCTCAGGCCGCAGCCGCCGCCGCCACGCCGACAGGTTGTACAAATGGTGATACTCGCTCCGTGCCGTCATACCATACCCCCGGAACGCAAAAGCGCCCGACGGTTTCCCGTGGGCGCAGTTGTTGATGATGCATATTTACTGGCATGCCGGTGACAACTGCGTCAAGGGGGGTAAAGCAGTTAAACTGTGACGAAGATTTTCATAGCAAGAAACCTTCGGCTCTATAAATTAACCCAATCGGTCCACCCATGCGGGAATTTAGGTTCAATACGCGATGATCTGATAATCTCAACAGATCTTACTTGGAATATTATGAAGTAATCTAGGAAAAAGAGGCCCCCACAAAACCGAGCTGTCTCTGCGCCGAGGCGACCAATTGAAGGTCGGGCTCAATATCCCGTTTGCTAGTCTGAAGAAGGACTGATAAACGTTCTAGCTTTCTAATGTTATTCGCAATGATGTCAGATTCCGCCTCGTCGAGAACTTTCTTCTTTTTCACCTCTTCAGACCAAATTGTTAAACCATTGCAAATTGAGGTAACCACTCCTCTTGTTTGAATATTCAGGTCAATAAGATCGAAACCTAAATCCGCAACATTTAGTTGATCTCTAGGACGTTCTACAGACATTTTCCGGCTATTCATTGCATAATCAGCGAGCTTGTTTTGATCACGCATAAGTTTACCGAAGAAATCAGGAGCCAGCGGACTGTTTTGAATCTTATCTGATATTTTATAAACCCCATCCATCGCATGTTTTGAAGCTTCATGATGGCTCCCTCTCGCAATGGCAAGGTCTATCAGTTTGTAAACAGCCAAAAGGTAAGATTCTAAGTTTGGATCTTTGCTCGTGGATTTAAATCTCCTCCCGTCAGTAAATGACTTCAATCCTTGCCAATCTCCAATTCCTTTTTTTGACTCCACAACATAATCAAAAAGCTCATTTCGCCCACAAGAGAACCTCAACGCATTAGTGCAAGCATCATCAGCATTTTGATAATTCGATGGTTTCACACTAAGGTACGCTCGCGCAAGAATACACCAAGCATCACCATTCTTTGGATTTCGCTTGGCGAGCCTATCAGCCAATATTAACGCTTGCTCAGGTTCACCTTCATCCAGACATCGCAGTATTTTTCGAATACTACGCCCAACCTCACGCGTAGCATCACCTTGGTTCTGACGAATAATCGCACAACGCCGTTCAACATCTTGAGCCCTATTTCCAAGTTTTTTCTTTAGAATCCCTGCAGAAATAATAAGTTCTTTTGAGGTCGAGAGAACTACATCACCCTGATCATTTTCCTTCTTTCCAAGCAAGTGGAATGATTGCAACTCGTTTATGTGGTCAGATAGCGATTTCCTTGAGATCTCGAGAGCCTCAAGAAGCTCATCCGAACTGACCTCTCCTAATTTTACAGCTGCAAATAAAACAGAAGCGCTACCAGTGGAAAGACGATCCAATTCTCTCTTGAACGCAAACTCCCTCACGTCCTCTCCGTCGTGGGAAGCCCATTTCTCACATATCTCTTTTGGATTTTCGCCCAAGCTGGCCATCCTGACAATGGCGCTGGCAAAAAGTGGTGAGCCAGAAGAAGTCGAAAATACTTTTTTTGAGAGGCGAGGCTGAAATTTCTGCAATCCAAATTGATCGCACAGATTGTCAATGTGGAGATAAAACGCTTCTTCATCCAGGCCAGCAATCTTCACAACGGATGTGGGAGACAAACCTTGGTCAAGCCGAGAAGTTAGAAGAAATTTACTTCCAGCATGCTCCCTATCCACAGTCCGAAACCCAATTTCTTGCATAACTGCTGCGCATTCTCTTTGCTTTTCCGGTGATAGGCTATCTAAGTCATCAACGACCACAAAAGATGGTCTGTAAGTCAACGCCTCAACTAGAATGTCCGGGTATTCATCTTCATCCGTGTCATCTCCAATTGAGCTCTGGCCCGCCAATAACACAATTAACCTTTCAAGTAACTCCTTCACCGTGGAGAAATCATGACGGGTGGTCTTAACCATATCGCCGCGCAGAGCTGCATAGGTTGTTTTTTTTGCTGAAACCCATGCAATATATTCAAAGTCCCCGGCTCCCGCAGACGCCAACTCTTCGCAAAAATGATATGCGACAGATGTCTTGCCCAAGCCACCAATCCCAGAAATCAACTTCACTGGGCTTCGCTTGTCTGTGATCCAAGACCTAAGTGAGCAAAGCTCTTGGTCTCTTCCTACGAACTTAACCATGTCAGGATCGCGGGGCGGGAGATTTGATGGAATAATTTCTTCGCTAAATTCTTGAGTTTTTGGAGAAAAAGTGCGCTCAGAAAAAAGAAATGCCCAGTCTTCGGGTGAGTTTTCTGCAGGCCGACATTCATCAAATTTTCGAATGTAAGTTGAACCTTTTTGGTATGCTGGTTTTTTTGCTTCACTTGCAGGGGCGTGCTTTATAAATTTTACAGGGTCTTCCGCTCTACGCCTCCTAGGAACTAAGAGTATTAGAACTCTTCTCCCCTCCACTTTTAGGGTATTTTGATAGAGCTGTATATCTGCCCCGGTATGCGACTTAATTCGCTTCGAGATATCGCCTAAATCAAGGGTGTGATCACACCCTATGACACGATCATGACCGGCATCCTCGACGCCAAAGACAATATAGCCACCATATGAGTTGTGAAACGAGACGATATCTTTAATAAGTTCATGAATTTCTAATTTATGAACCTCCCTTGCACTGGCGCCCGGTTTCTCACCTAGTACAGGAGGTTTTCTTTTAAAGTCCCATAGTTCAGTCTCGAACGCGAGTGGGCTTCCATCGGGAAAGAGAGATCTAATAACCTCTCCGCCAATATCTGTGTTTTTGATTAGTTGAAATAGGTCGGATTTAATACGATCAGTCTGCACAGAGATACACCAATTTTTGATTTCGCAACAACAACGTAACTAAGGGATTTGAGCCCGACAACCATGATCATGACTTCACCACTGGGCCGATCAGGCCCAGAAACAATCGAACCCAGCTAACGATTACAATATAGCTCGATACAATCACACTGGACAACCAGCGGGACCAACTTGATTGTCCAATTCAAGTTGCGTGGCTCAACGGACAGCCACCGCTGCATATCGTCGTCAACGAACCATCCGCTCCAACACCTCAGCCAAAGCCTGCCGCAACGCCCCGACCGTCTGCCCTCGGACACTCCACCCATGCGCCCGCAGCACCGCGCTGATCGGCTTGTCCTCCAGGCACACCATATCCACCAGATGCTGATCCGTGATGTTCACGCATGAGCCCCGTTTTGAAGGTCTGATCTTGCGCACAGCCATGGCAGTGCCTGTGCCGATGCGCCTTTGGATGCGCTCGATCTCTTTGCGTTCCCGCAGCACTGCATCGATGAAGCTGCCACTGCCACCACCGCCGCTGCGGAGTGCCTCAACAGAAGAACACCGGATACCGGCACAAGCGTGACGCTCCACCAGATCCCGGTAATACCGTCCTGCGGCCACCTGCGCACGGGTGAAAGGCGCGGGCTTGCCGTTGCTGGCCGCCTTTGCTGTCATCACGTCGAAGACATCCGCCCGCTGCATCGCCGACCGGCTACGATAGCCTGAAGGGCGGGCGACCCAGTCGTCTTTGCCGTCAGGAAACAGGCTCATCGGCTGGAACACGCGGATTGCTCCCCGGGCTGGTGCCTCGGGGATGGCGTCACCGCAGACCTCGGGCACATAACCCTGCACTTTCACGGCTTCTATACGTTCCGCATCCGCCTGCAGGCGCAGCTGGCGCGCTGCCATGAACTTTGCCACCGGGGTCAGATCTGCCACGCCATCAGATGCCACGATCACAACATGCTCACTCATGCTGCTGCACCCCGCTGCGCCTGGTCTGCAATCTCCCGGCATTTCTGCAGCGCTTCAGACCGCCGCGCGCGAAAGCTCTCATCCTCCATCGACAACCGATCCCCACGGCCAGCGCGCATCTCGATATCCGCCATCCGGCGCACAGCCCCATCCGCCTCATTGCGGATCTGGGTGATTGTGTATGGCCCTGGCCAAACGCGCGCACCGCGCAGGTAACGCAGCAACTCCGGTGCCCAGCCCTCAGCAAGTGCCTTATGTCCAAGTTCGTCTGTAAAGGCCTTCAACAACAACGGCGAAGGCCCGCTGTCCGGGAACTGGATATCGCGCGCCTTGTTCAGGATCTTGAGCCCAATGGGGAACCTGTCCTTATCCTTACCGCCCGGGTGCGCCTCAACCCAATCCCGCAAGATCGCAAGGTTTGCCGGGGTCATATACGCCAGCTTCTGACGCAGCTCACGGAGCATCACCGCAAACTGCGCCTTGGTCAGCGTGGAAGGCCGTGCCAGTCCCAACGCCTCCAGCGGCGTGATCAACAAATCCTGCACTCGCGCCTCACCGGCTGCCTGTTCTTTCGTATTCATTCCTGCACCTCTTCTTCTCAGCGTTCCGACATATCCACAGGCTGCTCGGCCCGAGTGGGAGCGGAACGAAATCTCATTTCATATTCTCTCATTTCATTTCCTCTCTTATGTCTGGAACTGTTCCATTCTGTTCGGAACTGTTCTGGTATGTTCCGTTCTGTTCCGCCCACAGGTGGCCGGATTTCTTCAATGATTTCAGGGAGCGCGGCGCGGGCGACCCACAATGCCCTCAGAGACTGCCTCTTTGAGGGCACGTCCGATGGAGGCTTGGAACTGCGGCATGCGCCGTTGACCGGGGTGGTGTTTGAGCAGCCAGTCATCCACCCACGCCACGGCCAGCTCATCGGAACACAGATCCTCGCTGCAGCCGATGTCGCGCAGAACCTCGATCAGCCGTTTGCGCCGTGCATAGACCGCCTTGTCTTCATTGCTGGCCTTGTGCTCCAGATGACCGCGCAGCGCGGCCTCCATCACCTCTTGCACCACAGGATGCGCCAGGCGAATTGCGCCATTGTCACAGCGCACCGGGTGCCAGTTATAAAGCGGGTTGAATGCCCGCTCTTTCAGCGAGATCCACCGCTCCAACGGCAACCCCAGCAGAAACGCCAGACTGTCATCGTCGCTGGGTAAGGTCCCTAAGGGGGCCTCACCATGCGATTTGAAGAACAGCTCCATACCAAAAAAGCCGACTTCCGGGTCACGGTAAGCCTTGCGCCGGAAGTCGCTGCGGTCATAGCGATCATGGTTGAACGGCATGAAGTAATGCGAGTCCAACCGGCTTTCTGCTGAGATCGGGTATTCCGGCAGATCTGAGGCCTCCACCAGTTTGACCTGCGCAACCTGTGTCATTTGACCCTCACCAGGTTACGCGGCCCAACGGCATCTTTGATCTGATCCAGCGTCTTGGACATCGAGGACACGCGAGAGATGACAGCCTCAAGGCTCTCCACCTCCAATTTCGCAGCGGTCAGGCGCGCCTGCGTGTCCTGCATGAACTTGCGGATTTCATCGCCAAGGGCGGCCATGTCGTCATTGCTGCCACCCGGCCCAAAGAACTCATCCCGAATGCCCGCGACCCAGCCCGGCATGACATTCAGCACCTTGGCCACCGTGTCATCAGTTTCGCCACCGCAGTAGCACTGCCGATCATGATCATAGACCTCGCTTAGGATTTCCATGATCTCGCGCTTTTGCACCCGCGTCGGTTCACGCGGGGCCGTTTCGGCAGGTGTTTTCTGCTCTGTTTTTGCTGCCATTTTCTCCACCTTTCTTTTTGCCTCACAGGTGCCGCACCGCAGCCGTTTGCCGATGTAGGACCACCCCAACCGTTGAATTTTTGACACCGCCTGGCCGTGCCCGTCGCTGCCATCCCGCCCATGGCGGGCCGCGACCGTGTCCTCGCGCCCGCAATCATCGCAAATGCAGCGGTAGCGCGGTGCGCCGCGCGCATCTCGAACTGGATCAAGCGCCATAGCGGCCCCCTGTTGCGCACAACATCAGGCCGCCTCCCCGAACAGGGCTGACAGCTCGCTATCCAGCGCCTCGATCATCCGCGGACCGCTATCTGCCGCGGGAGCCTGCACCATCTTGCGATAGGCCCCGGCCCAGCCGCGATAGCGGCAAATCTGGGTGCAGGTGCGCATCGAAGCGCCGGTAAATTGCGCCATATCTTGCAGGGTGCATTCGCCGGCACTGTCCTGGATCAGCCACCAGATCTGATAGGCAATCCGCTCGATCCGGGGTGAGGAATTCTGCGCCATCATGCGGCCCTCGCCAATTGATCCTGAAAGAACGCCGCCGCGCCGGGATCGGTCAAGATCATCAGTAAGGCGGTATGGCTGGCGGGCGCTGTCACCGCGCCCCACCAGTTGAGCGCTGTCTGAAACGAGACATCGCAGAACAGCGCCACCTCGCGCGGGCTGTGAAACCGCGCGTGGAAATAGGCCGACCAAAGGTCAGGCGCGCTGATCTTCAGCGCATAAGGATCCAACTGATTTGACCAAGACGCTTGGTCAGCTGACGTGCCACGCTCATCGCATGGCACGTCATTGTTCACGATCAGGGTTAGACGCGGGCGGCTCATGCAGCGATATCTCCCTCACTCTCGGGAGGAGGGTTCTCCAACATATGCTTTCGGATCTTGTCCACTGTGTGCAGCGTCGGGCTCGACTTACCATCGTTCCAAGACGCCCACTGCCCCCAGCTCGCGCCAATCGCTTGCCGCAACACGTGTTGCGGGGTGCGACCAACAGCATCAGCGTAGGCGGAGAGTTCTGCGAGAAAATGTTCCATATCGCTTTATTGGGTAAGTATACCCGAAATTACAAGGGTAAACTTCCCAATGTCGTTACGCGAATACTGTGGGTATAATTCCCCAATGCTAAACGAGAGCGAAAAATTTCTGGAAGGCCTCCGACAAATCATGGAGGTACGCGGCTTGAAAGATGCCCCGCTTTCAGAAGCAGCAGGCTTGCATCAGTCATTTGTAAGAGATCTGAAACGTGGAAAAGCGGCATCCCCGAAGCTGTCGTCTGCCGTTCGACTTGCACAAGCTCTCGAGATGTCAGTCGAAGAGGTGATGAGTTGGGCTGACGGGGCGCCCGAAGGAAAAGCAACAATCGCTATAGCAGGTAAAGTTGGTGCAGGGGCACAAGTCCCAGTGTTTGATGCCTACGAGAAAGGTGCTGGCCCTCAAGTCGAGTGCCCTGCGGGCCTCTCACCCCATGGAATTGTGGCCGTTGAAGTTGAAGGTGACAGTATGGAGCCAGTCTATTCAGCAGGCGACCTGTTATTTTACTCACGAAACGGCCATGACAGTGTCCCAAGCGATGTGATCGGTCACAGATGTGTATGCGAGGATATCGAAGGTATGGGATGGGTAAAGCAGGTGAAGGCAGGAGATGAGCCAGGCATGTTTCATCTGATCAGCTTGAACCCAGGCGCGAATAACATCTGGAACATTCGTCTCAAATGGGCAGCTAGAGTAAAGCTTCATTGGCCGCGAGAATTGGCAAAAAAAAGTTAATTTTCAGGATATTGTGCGCATCACAAGCGTAGTTTGTGATTATGCACCACAATCCGGCATAGCCCCAAGAATGGTCTCGGGATCGGGTCGAAGAGCGTCCGGCAAATCTTGCAGAACTTCGTCGACGACTTCCCCTGATAGCACTGCAACTGTGCACGCATACATTCGACGTGAACCTTGTGGATTGTCCGCCAACCAATCTTGGTAGTCCTGTTCTTCAAAATACGCCATTGCCGCTGCTCCCGCGACAGGTATGGCGACTACAACACGCCTCAGCCTAGCCTTTGCTTTAACTTTAGCAACCGCTTCGGCTAGTTCCCTCCTGTGAGCCGTCGCCATCGATGCAGTCCTTGCGCCAATTGCCGCCACTGTCGTGGTCATCTGAAAAGCCCAAACACCTGCGGCGATGCTTGTTGCGGCGAGCGCCAGACAAAGCCAACCTAGAAAAATTGCGCTCCGAAAAATCTTGAAGTTCTTCTTCATTCTAAAATGCTTACAACGACTACTCCTAACCCATCTATCGCAAATGCACTTACACCTGAAGTGGCTTTACTAGAGCTAAGGAAAAATCTCACAAGCGCCATAAAACAGAAAATATGGGTATACTTACCCAACATCCATTGACTTGGGTATACTTCCCAACTACCAATCTTCCATCAACCGATGGAGGATTGAATGCAAGACAGACTGGAAACCGTGCTGCGGGATGCGCAGCAGATCGCAGGCTCACCCGAGGAACACCTCGACAGCCCGCACCTCTTCACAACTGCATGGGCAACACTGAAGGCCGCGCGCGGTCAGGGCTTTGACCCGGCGCGCCTGCGCGCTGCGCATCTGATCGAGCGACCAGCCCCAACGCCAGAACCGACCGAGCAGGTCCTGAAACGTGTCGGCCACAAGGTGCGCCGCGTCATGGCGGATCGCCAGATCACGCCGCACGGCCCCCATGCGGCGTAAGGCGAGGCGCACCCGCAATGACAAACCCTATCTCTCAAGGTTCCGCACCCATGGTGGACGACCTCCACGGGCTCCGCCCGTCTGAGGTCACTGAACACCTGCGCCGCGTTGGAGGATTGCGCGGCGTAGCCAACACGGAGGTTTCGCACTGCTCTCGCGGTGCGGATCAGGCGCGGGCGGCTCAATCCTCCAAGTTGCCCACCGCCCGCGCATCATCTGCCGAGATCAACACCCTCGCGCTCTATGCGGCGACAGAGGCGCTCAGAGCGACCCCGATGCACCAGAGGTCCGAGCAATTCGCGGAGCTCAGCGGATCTATCATCGCGCCCATGTCAGACGCTTGGCTCTATGACGAGGCGCTCTGGCTGGTCGATCTGATGGGCATTCAATGCACTGGCACATCCCGCCAAAGCGCGCTGAGCGACTGGATCAACACCGCCTCTGCGCGCGTACAGCGCCGCGCCAGCGATGGCCGCCCGGATTGCCCCTACAATGGGCAATTGCCTGCGCCAGCAAAGCGCTGACCACCACTCAAGATACACACCCAAAGACGTGATTGCTCTCGCAGCAATGAAGGATAGCATATGACCCAACAACTCATCGCGGTTGATGCTGGCGCGCTAAGTGACCTCATTGATCGCCTCACCAAGATTGAAACGCTTCTTGCATCGGCAGAGCTGTCGCGACGGGAGGATTGGCTTTCCATTCCCGAGGCTGCGCGCATCCTGAAATGCGATCCGTCTACCATTCGGCGGAAGATCAATAGCGGTGAGCTGAAAGCCAGCGGAAGCGGTAAGACCCGCCGGGTAAAGCTCAGCTAGACGCAATCATCCAGCGAAAGTAGCAGGTGTCGTCGGCATGCAAGGTACGTTGTTGTGGCGCTCCCTTGATGAACTCGCACCATGTTACTTCCTTCCAAGCCTGAGCGGTTAACCGCCGGAACGGGGGCGGGAACGGCTTTTGCTGCGACCAAAAAATGTCCGCACTGCACTGGTTTGGACCAGGCCATTTCGTTAAGCCGCTTACGATATTACGTTGGTAGAGGGTAGCATTCTATTGAATGCACCCTGCATCTCGCGTAGCCCATGCTCGAAGCCGTCGACAAGTGCGGCTAGACGGACGGGCTCAAGCTCACTACAGCTGGTGCCTACACCAAGGCTCGGTGGAACAAACTGGCTTACGGATGGAAGATTTATGGATTGGGATCAAATCGTAGGTGTAAAGCAAACAGAACTGGTTGATGTCGAACTCCTGAATTTTGACACGAATAACCCTCGCTTCACACCAGACAAACGCCCCGACGTGGATACTGATGCCGCGATTGTGGCTGAGTTGGCCCGTACGGCTGATTTATCCGAATTGGTACAATCAATCGGTACCAGCGGTTACATCAATATCGAACCGCTGGTGGTTGTCGTCCGGGACGGTAAACTGGTTGTCCTCGAAGGAAATAGAAGGCTAGCCGCGCTCAAAGCGCTTCGCGATGGAGAACTGGCAAAGCACGCAAAATTAAGCACCCCGGATTTCGATCATGAGATTCGGGTCACCTTGGACAACATTCTCGTCTACCGCGTCGAGAAAGAAGAAGATGCACGAGAACTAATTGGGTTCAAACACATCAACGGTCCCCAGGCATGGGACGCATTTGCGAAAGCGACTTTCGCTGCGCGGTGGCTGGATTCCCAAACCAATGAACAAAAGCCGTTGACGCTGTTTGAAATTGCAAACCGCATGGGAGACAAGCACGCTACCATTCATAGAATGGTCACGGCCTATTATGTTTTGACGCAGGCTGAGAGGCTCGAGATCTTCCACATGGAAGACAGGTACAAGCGAGCGTTCAGTTTTTCACACTTGTACACGGGCTTGTCCTATAGCGAGTTCACAGACTACCTCGGGATGCCCCGGCCGCAGAGAGATCAAGACCCTTCAAGGGACCCTGTTGGCCCTGAGCATTACGAAAAACTGAAATACGTCCTGACCTGGCTCTATGGCTCGAAAGAGCGTGAAATCCAGCCCGTGGTGCGCAGCCAGAACCCTGATCTGGGTAGAGTTCGGGAAGTTCTCAAGTCAAAGTCCGGAACCAAGGTTCTTGAGCAAACAAGTCACCTTGACGATGCTTTGATTACCGCGACACCAAAAGATCTACGGTTCTCGAAGCACATTGTTGAAGCAAATGGTCAGCTTCGATTGGCGCTGGAAACCCTAGATGGATTCGACCCCGAGTCCCAATCTGAGCTTCAAGAGATCATCGCGTCGGCATCGAAGCGCATTCAGGTTATCAAAGCCACTGTTGATAGCCAAATGGCTGATTTCGAAAAGATTATTGAAGACTAACATGGCGACCGAACCTGTAGTGACACCCGGCCTGAACGCCGAGGACCATGTCTTGGTGGACTGGCTGGAGCTGGTTGCTTTCTTCAACGAGTTCCGAACCGCAAGATTAGATGAGCTTGATGCAGCCATCGAAGAGCAATTTGAGACAGTTGAAGACGGCGATCCTGATGAAGACACCGATGCACTCGGAGATGACGATGCCGGGAACATTGCCCGTGCTGATGCAGAAAAGGAAAGGGTTCGAGAACGCATCGAAAACGAGGTCGATTTTCGTCTCAAAGACTGCGAAAATGCATACCCCTTTGTGCTGGGAGAGGATGCAGAGGAGTTAGTGCTGGTGGAGGACTGGCAGGATGAAAGGTTCACCCCCTACCTGACCTGTCTAATATCAACGCATTTGACCAAAAATAGTCTGTTCGATTTTGAGGTTGCTGACGGGTTGATCCATCGACTTCGGAATAGGGTTTTTCAAGTTCTGTCAACCTTTGCGATGGCCGGATTGGCCCGTGGAAGCGCCGCCAGCATTGGGTGGCCGCGCGCCGATAAGGCCGATATCATAGAAACTCTGCGGAGAGCTGAGGCGCGTGGAGCAGGGATTAAAGTGAAAGACGAGCCTGGAGAATACACACCGCCGCATGAGAAGGATGGAGGGGTCGATGTAGCTGCTTGGCACGTTGGAGGACGACCACCTCCACTGCATTTCTTTTTTGCGCAAGTGGCAAGTGGTCATGATTGGCGAGGAAAAACAGTCCGCATATTGGCTGAAATATTCGAAGAAAACTATTTAGAGTACAGCCATCGAGGGAATGTCGACTATGCGACGCTTTTGCCTTTCCGTGTTGTCGATAATGCTTTGTGGATGAGAGAAAACAAAATACACGGAGTTCTGCTCGATAGAACGCGGTTGCCGAAACACGCAGTTTTGGGGCAAGGTCTTTCTAGGAATGGCGTCGAATTTGATGAAGCTGAAAACATGCCACAAGTTCTGGCTTGGCTAAACGATTTCCGTGCCACGGCTCTTGGTTAACGGTAACTCGGTTCCACAAGTATTTCGTTCTCACGGCGCTTCGATTGAAGGCTATAATTGACTGATATAGTTGAGCATTTCTGCGACTTGTACAACTGCCTGATCAGAGGTGCATCGTCATATGTGAGAACCCAATGCTTGACGGTTCCGCTCGTCAGAATATCGGACAAAGCGACATGCTTCGCTTCGCTCATGCCATCGAAATATAGGCGACCGCCCGCTTTGACATAAGGGGGGTCGATGAAGAACAACGTGCTATCCGATGTCGGCCCGCGCCGCACACGGTCGATGAAAGATAATGCGTCCATGTTCGATAGCTCAATCCGGGATCGGTTGGCGGCAAGCCATGCCACTTGGCGGGCTAAGCGCTCGACATTGAACCGAGCGTCCAGCTTCCATTTTCCGCGCTGATCGTACCCACCGATAGGTCCAGCGTTCAAAATGATCCCAGACCTAGTTGTGCGGTTCATGTAAAACGTAGAGAAGCCGACGTCGAAGTTGTACTCATCGTCAGAGCACCCGGAAACCAGATCGCGATGGTGATACCACTCTTGGATGTCCAGGCGCACTTCTCGCAGCTTTGCTACGAAGCGCTCAGGCTCTTCTAGGATCGCATGCCATGCCGAGAAGATGCGCAAATCAGCGTCGTTCAGCATGATCTGATCCGCGTGACCATCAGCTAGTAGTATCAACGCCGCCCCTGCACCACCACAAAACGGTTCTGCCAGGGCTCGATTTTTCGATGCCCCAAGCAAACACATTCGTTGCTTTAAAAAGGCAGACATGAAGCCCTTACCGCCTGGGTAACGGAAAGGGGAAACCGCGTTTTGGGACGAGCGGTTAGGGTCCTTTGGAACCTCTGTGATCGGAAGCTTTGACACGCTGATTGCCTACAGAATGTTTCGCCCGAACGAAAGCACCCGCGTGCAAGAAAAGTGGACGCGTGGCCTCGAGAACTCGCTTTGGGTGCTGTTCGAAGATTTTTTAAAATCCCACTGCATGTTAGAAAATACCAAAGCCGATCTTGCGTCTGATCACATCAATGACCGCAATGGGCCAGCTGGGCCAGAAATCGTGTCCGATCCCCCCTGAGTTTGCAAAGAGCGCTATCTGCGCTTACCCAACCATTGAAAAAGTACAGCACCGGTGTTCTTACAGTACTCGTAGAAATCAGGATTACGAGTCGGCGTGTGCACAAATGTCGATTGATTGTGACTACAACCTTCAACTTCTCACATTCTTTGACCGATGAAACAGTCGTTGATTAGCAATCAAGACGCTTCGCCAGGTCTTCGGCTCTCTCGTTGTAGTAAGTAAGAAGCTGGTTCACGTTTCGGTGGCCCACCATCCGCGCGAGGTCCATCACATCGAGTTTCTTTGCGAGTTGCGTGATGGCCCAATGCCGTGAATCATGGAACGTGAGCCCCTCAACCGCGGCTCTATCCCTCACCTTGCGCCACAAAACGTCTAACTGCCGTGAGTCGAGCGCAAACACGGGATCGGATTCTGGCAGCATCTCCAGCATTTCCACGGCGCGGCGTGAAAGCGGAACCTGCCGAGAGGTTCCGTTCTTGGTCATGGGGAGATCCACAACCCGACGCTCAAGGTCGATGTGCTCCCACTTCATGCCGACGATTTCTCCGGCACGCATTGCCGTTTCTCCGGCGAATAAGAATGCGTGAAACGCGCGCGTCGTCGCATTCTTAAGATCATTGCCTGCGGAAAGCTCAAGCCGCTCCAACTCCGCGCTCGTAGGTAGACGGTCCCGCGCAGCTGCTTCTTGTGGCTTGCGCACATCGGTCAGGGGCGAATCTCCTATTAATCCCCATTCCCGCCGAGCCACGGAGAACACCGACCCCATGAGGGTCATTTCTCTCCGCACTGTTGAGGGAGCTACCTTTAGCAACCGGCCGTCACGCCACGCGGCGAAATCTGCAGGCGAGAGTTCGGAGAGGCTTTTTTCGCCAAGATCAGATTGGCCCCAGCGATTCAAGCGAAGCGCTTCCCATTTATAGCCGCGCTTCTTCGAGCTCACCTCACGGGCGTACCGTTCAAAGAGATCGCGCAGCTTCATCTTGGCAGAGATCTTCGACCCGTTCAGGATCTCATATTCCTTGCGGCTGGCCCAGTCTTGAGCTTCTCTCTTCGATGGAAAGACCTTGCTGGCACGAACACCTGCTCGCGCTACTTCAGCTCGCCATCCTGTCTTGGTCTTACGAAAGGTCGCCATGAATTACGCACCACGCTCTAAATGCGGAAAATATGCGTAACAACATGCGCACTTTTACGCTTCATAGGCAAGCGGCAGCCGCATCGCCTAGCATATAATCCATATTTTGCGGGTATTTGGGTGATATTGACCACCATCAAAAGAGTGGGTGGTGCCTCAAGAGGGACTCGAACCCCCGACCTTGTCCTTACGAAGGACCTGCTCTACCAGCTGAGCTATTGAGGCGAAGCGAAAGCTGATCTACCCGCTGCCCGCAGATCAATCAAGATGAAATCGATGCTTGAGCCACCATCGAGGCTGAATGCACAAAAGGGAGATGTGCTCGTGCGCCAAGGGCAAGGTTGGCGGTCCGCAGTTGAATCGCCAACTCTGTTCACCTGTGGATCTGAAGGAAGGGGCAAGCCATAGTCTGTTGCTCTCGATCAGAATGCGTAGTTGAGGAGGGCTTTGTGGTTTTTTCTGTGTCGCTCGATCAGTTTTTTCTGCTGGTTGCCGCAGGGAATTGTTCGAGCAGGTTTTGGAATCTCAGAAGATGTAGTCAAGCCGGGAAACAACGCGTCGATCTCGACGCGGGCGGCTTCATCCAACAGATGTACGGCCATTGGCCCGCAATAGAAGCTCTCTGTTGGGGTTCCGTCTGCAAAGATCACTTCGTGTTGATCCATCACAAAATGTAAATATGTAACCGGGTCATCACTGTCTTGCACAAAAATTCCAGGAAGCGCCGTCAGCCGTTTGGCCGACACAAGAATGTCCTCTCTGCTGAACATGCGCTTGGCAATGGGGGAGATGGTCAAGAAACGATGCTGAGGTGAGACGAGCAGGTCGCGTGTTGGTAGGCCCAAGCCAAGAGCGCCCGCAGTTATATGTATTGGTCTCAGGTTGGGGTGAGTTACAAGCCGTTCTCTGGAAACATATGTGCGCAGCAGGAGCCGCAAGGGCTGATATCCGCGATCTCTGGTGGCAATCATGTCACCCGGCTGCAAGGCCTCAATGGGCACCGCGCCATTTTGCGTTTCAATGCGCGTGCCCGGAGTGAAGCACGCGACATACTCGCTGCTAGGGTTGCTTTTTAGGTGAGATGTTCGGTTGATATCAAACGTATACGTTGTGCCCGGCAGTAGCTCTTCTGTAGCGATCAAGCCATGGACAGGGCCGCCGTTATTTCCATCACCTGTGAAATGGAGTGACGTCACCTTAAGGCCGGTACTGCTGTTGATCAGGTCATAGGCCGAATGTACGGGCGACCCGGCGGCGTAGGTGGTACCATCAAGGTTGATATCACCAGCCAATACCTGACTCGCATCGACTTCATCGAAGTTGCCATCGTCATCGACCATCTCAATGAGAGTTGGTGTTGCCCCTGGTTTCAGCGTCAGAGAGTTCCACCCTGAGGTCGCATTGGTGCTCTCAGAAGGCAGGCCGCCTACGAAATCGTCAGGACTATACACATAGAAAAATGGCAT